CCGCGGACTCGCTGCTCCAGTTCCTGCTCTGGGAACAGCTAGTGAAAGCGAAAGATGAAGTAAAAACGAAAACTACAGATGTAAAAAACGAACATCTATTTGTTTTCCGGTCATTCGAGTGGGCCCTGGTGTCGAGTGGCCCTAGCAACGGGCTTGGGTCCCCATTGAATGGGTGACTTACACGCGCTGTGTCGGGGCTCTAGTCAGTTAGCGACTCGCCGGCTCCTAATTCGCAGTATGGTTTTCTCAGGCCTCGGCCTTTCCACCACCCACAGAAGTAGGGTTTTGAGTTTTGTTGTTTTTGTTTTGAGAACAGTGCGAAGGTGCTCGTGATGAGTGCGATGGCTTACAGCGCACGGGATCACTCCCTGTGGTTGGTTAACTATACCGTGATTTGGATGGTCACGTCACGCCTCCAACCTACACTTATTGAGGCGCTCGTAATTTATTACACGGCGAGCAACCGTGGGGTGATGCAGGGTCACACACACACTTTAAACGTTCATGAAAAGAAGCTTGCCGGTATGTCCGGTCTTGATGGAAAGATCGCCACCACCACCCGCCGCCGTCAGTTCGACAGCGCCAGAGATCTGGTCACTACCATCGCAGGACACGAAACCGTAGACGAAGAATGCGTCGCGGTTCTGGCCTGCAATGCTGGGCTCGTAGATAAGGGTGGAGAATGCAACATGGCTGTCATTCTTGTTGATGTAGGCTTGCACTGTCAGGGATGTGGCGGCCAGTGTGGTTCCCGCCTCGGCGTACATCAGTACCAAGTACACGCCCTTAGGAGGTACGAAGTAGAGATTGTCCGCCGTCGTGATGTGCAGTGCATTACACACTTCAGTGCCAAATGAGATTGGTGTTTCAACCGTGGTGGTGCAGTCCGTGATCGTCTCTTTTGTGAAGAGAGATAGCGTGCGGGGGATTGCAGAGACTGGGTCAACCTGTGGAATATAAAATTCCACTTCGTACTCCAGCCAAAGCTTGCCCATGACGCCGGTGCCGCCATTGCTGACGGCAGCCACGTGTAGTTGTCCTGCATCGTACGAGTTGAGGTCGCCGATGACCATACCTTCACGCACATACTTGCGAAACGCGTTGCCATGCATGTTAGCGGCAGACAGGATAACTTCCATGTCTGCCCAGGGACTGCCAGACTTGGAGCCCTGATGGTTCAGGAGGCCAGCCTCAGAAACTGGAGGCGCCTGGTTCGCGTTGTATTCTGGGGTGATGATCACGGTGCCAGATGTTGCTGTGGACACAGCTGGTGTGTAAATGGCCTTAAGCTTACGGAAATGGTACTGCTCCCAAACGTTGGCCTCTTGGCTCAAACGAGGAAAAGAAGCAGCAAAGCCAGGATTGAGAACGTATGTGACAATTGCAGGTGTAGATGAACTTGAACCTGCAACGTCGCCGATGAACTCGCGTCCGCGCGTGACTCGGGTGTTGCTAGCGTTGCCTCCACGGGGCCCCATTTGGCGGCTAAGTGCCACTGGAGCTCGCTGAACCATGCGCCGATTGAACGGCGCCTGGCTGGAACGCTGCCTTGGTGCGCGCGGTGCGCGAGAACGAGACGCGAACTTCTGGAGTCCACGTCCGGCGGCCTGCACGCCCTGTCGGGCGGCCTTTTGGACCCGCGGGTCCTGTGCTGCGAGCATGAGAGCTTCGGCAATTTGACTGTTCATAGCTCCTAACGCAAATGACAGTAGTATGGGATCCCAGACTGTCAACTGGGACTGTACATGTGTGTGACGTTTCCGCGATCCGTGCAGTCTCTTGACCATCCGTGCTCGGTCGATCCGAATGTCAACTGTCATGCCTATTCACGTCCACACGGGCGGACATCTCATCACGAGTTCCACGTCCGATCCTTGTGGCTCCGGCCCCGCAAGCGAGTCGCCTGTCGAGCGCAGGATAAGGTACGTGGAAGGTGAGAGTAGTCGGGCCGTGTGGGAGACACTGTGCATGACTGTTGAGTGTCGGTACACTCGCACTTGGTACGGAAATATTAAGCCTTGGGGAAGGCACCGTTTTGGATCGTTAACACACACACCCCATAAGTGACCCGACCACCCCTTCGTAGTCACTCTTCCGCAACGCTCTGGGTTCCGCCCATTCTGGACGGATAGCTGAGTAGTGCTCCTCTATCGCGATCTGCTCGTTTGGTGTTATATCGAATGCTCTAGCAAATGACGCACGACACTCGGGTGTGATCCCGAGGCCTTGCTTCTTCATGCCGGCGCTCATGCGCTTCAGTCCATCGATCACCGAGTCTTTATCTACTCGCTCTCCAGCGCCCCTACGCAAACACTCATAGAAAGCTGACAGGACAGGCATATTGCCATATGCAGCTAGGCCTGAGAGGCCTACGCTGTTTCGCAGCGTGTTCCATGTACGTGCCGAGGTCACGGGTTTTATGGTGCAGGCATCCTTGTCAAGACACGTG